CCAGTTGTACGAAGAAAAGCACCCAAGACTAATTTATCTGAAAAACGAAAGACTGCTTAACGAGAATATTTAAAAAATTTTGCTAACTTATAAATTATGGCCGAGGATAAGCAATATACACTCAAAGAGCTTAAAAAGAAACTGACAGGGAAAGAGCGCATTTTCTGTCACCAATATATCATTGATTGGAATGGATCAAGAGCCGCAAGAGAGGCCGGATATAGTAAGAATTCAATAACAGAGATAGCCTCCCAAAACTTAGCAAAACTTCATATTCAGCAGTATATAAATTTTATCAAAAATAATATCGAAGAAGAATGTGGTATCAGTAAAATGAAAGTGGTTAAAGAACTTTCAAAAATCGCCTTTTCATCCATAGCGCATCTGCACAATACCTGGATCGAAAGAACTGAATTTGAAAGCCTGACGGATGATCAAAAAGCTTCCATTGAATCCATTGACACCAAACTACAAAAGCGCAACATCGGCACACGCGAGGATCCTGATATAGTTGATGTGGAATATGTAAAGATTAAACTGTATAGCAAATTACAGGCTTCTGATTTGATCAATAAAATGTTAGGGTATAATATGCCAGAGAAAAAAGAAATTACCGGAGCCGGGGGCGAGCCCTTGATGCCAAGTCGCGCAATAGATCTCTCTAAATACACTGATGATGAGTTACGAACAATTGCTGAGTTGCAACGTAAGGGCTGAACTGGCAAGACGTAATTTCTTTGACTTTTGCCAATACCTGGAACCCTCTTTTTATAAATCAGAATATCCACACCTAAAGGACCTGTGCGAGACTCTCGAAAAATTTTACTATAACAAACTGCTTGATCCTAAGGGTAAACCTTATCATAAATTAATGATAAGGATGCCTCCGCAACATGGTAAGAGTAGGACCCTTGTAAACTTCACTAAATGGGTCCTTGGCAAAAATAACGAGGAGCGCATTATCACGGCCAGCCACTCAGACTCTCAGGCGTCAGACTTCTCCCGGTATACGCGGGATGGAATAAGCGAGGTCAAGAACTTGGGGGATCAACCGGTTTATTCTGATATTTTTCCCGAAACAAAAATAAAGCAGGGTAACAGCTCATTTCAGAAGTGGGCTTTGCATGGCCAGCATTTCAACTATCTCGGCGTTGGGGTAGGGGGCGGAGTTACCGGTAAAGGTGCCACAATCCGTATCATGGATGACCTGATAAAGGACGCAGAGGTCGCTTTAAGTGAGAACGCATTGTCAAAAATATGGGTCTGGCTTTCCGGAACGTTCTCCAGTCGTAATGCTGCAGTAGGTGGAGATGTAAAGGAGATTTTTTGTGCCACTATTTGGGGAGAGCAGGACCCGCAGATGATTTTGGAGCAGACAGAGCCGGGTGAATGGTACATATTGGCCATGCCTATTTACGATGCAGAAACAGATCAGATGCTTTGCCCGGATATCATGAGTAAAGAGCAGTATCTTAAACTCAAGCGAAGGATGGAGGTAGACAGCAGGACCAAGATGATATTCCAGGCTAACTACCATTGCGTGGCTATCTCAGATGATGAAACAAAAGTATTCCCGGTAAGCAGCCTGAAAAGATATACTGAGTTTCCTGCCTCAGAGGTTGACCCAAAAGACCCTGAAAAGATCATTCAGAATTATTTTACTATTGGATTCGCGGATACTGCAGATGATGGAACAGACAGTTTCTCCATGCCAATTGCGAGGGTGTATGGCAATCGTGTTTATGTCTTTGATGCGATATTTGACCAATTTAACCTTACAGTACAGGAAGGTCAGGTGCAGAGCAAGGTAAAAGAGGATGATATCCGGGAGCTGGTTATTGAGACAAACAGTTTTGGGGCCTATTTCAGCAGAAGAATACGGGAACTTATTCCAAATCTGAATGTATTTGGGCAATACGCAAAAGCCAACAAAATGGGAAGGATCCTGGCCAATGCGGGGCTGGTGAAATTCTACTTTTATTTTCCAGAGAATCCTAATCCTACCCTTCAACGATTCATTAACCAGGTATGCAAACTCATGAAAACCTCTACCAAAGAGGATGACGCCCCAGATTCACTCTCCGGATTAGCGGCTTATCTTGAGAAATACCACGGATTATTTAAGAATGAATAAAAAATTTTGTTAGGACAAATGTTGTTAGTTTAAAAACTTTCGCTAACTTATAGATGAACGCAATACGTTAGCAGATGTTTGAACAAACCTTTCAGCAGTTGGCAGACTATTTCTACAGACGTTCAGGAATACACAGAAGCCCGATGAATTCAATGAATTATCAGTGGCTTGTTGATAAACCTGCTTGGTTGTCTCTGTCAAATGCCCATGAATACCGGAAGGCCGTTGCCGAGAATCCGGTTCTTAACGGCTGTATATCGATCCTTGCGAATGGTATGGCCAATGGAAGGAAATATCTGGTCGATTTAAACGGAAAAGAGTTACCCTGGTCATCCGGGAAAACAGGTGTAAAAAACGCCAGGAAACTATTTGTTGAACGTCCCAACCCCTTACAGTCAGTAAAAGAGTTTAATTACGAGAGGGCCTACATGTTTTTTACTTTCGGTAACAATTACGTATACCTTAATAATCCTTTGGACACGTTTGAAACAGACATAGTTTCTGTTCAAACAATGCTCAATCTACCTTCAGAATATGTAACTATCCATCAGACGGGTAAGATATTTGATCAAGTTGATATAAAGGGAATCATTGAAAAATATTCACTTATCAACTATTCCCCGGCCAAAGAATTCTCATCAGATAAGATCATCCACTTTAATGATATCAATGTTTCCGAGATTGGAAATTCAATTATTGGGTCTTCAAGGCTTGAGAATTTACGCTACCCCATAACCAATACCCAGTTGGCATTTGAAGCAATGAATGTGATCCTGAAAAGCAGGGGCATGCAGGGCATCATTAAGGCCAATAATAAAGACGCACAAGGTACACAGATCACTTTAAGTGCTGATACCAAGAAAGAGATTGACAATACTTTCAAGGCAGACTATGGATTAAGGGAAGGGCAAAAACAATTCCTGATTAGCTACTCAGATATCGAATTCATTAAAACAATCATGAGTTCAGAAGAACTTGGCATATACAAAGAGTTCTCAAATAATGCCATGATCATCAGCAATGGATTTAACATTCCGTCTGAGCTGTATAAAACATATACCCAGGGTGCGACATTTGAAAATCAAGTACAGGCGGTAAGAAGACTTTACCAGGATACCATCATTCCGCTTGTGGACAATGAGGATTTGTACTACACCGAACGCCTGAACATGCGGAAATACGGATTTGAGCTTAAAACTGATTTTTCGCACATCCAAGCCCTTCAGGAAGCATATAGAGAAAAGGCGCTGGCCATGTCCTTAAACACAAAAAGCGCTGAGGTAGCCTATAACAATAGCGTTATCACCTGGAACCAATATCTGGGCATCATTGGCATGGAACCTATTGTAGGAGGAGATATTTATAAGTATGAACGACCAGAAACCTTTAAGGCTGACGCCAAAGCAACATTACGAGAAGATCCAATAACAACTGAAACGCAAGCACTATGAAGCCAACAAAAGAGGATATCGAAAAGCTCAAAGAGCAGAAAAAGAAATTAATCGAAGGAAAGAAACCTATTGATAAATAAACTATGGAACCTCAATTTAGCTACGGAACAAAGGAATTCCAGACAAAACATGATTTGTTTGATTTCCTGTTTACCCATAAAAAACAACTCATTGCTCAAAAAAGGGCGATGCTGAAAAAAGCTGATTGTTTTTCTATGCCTCCGGTAATCGTATGGGATAAATCTGTGGCAGCAGACAAGGATCAGGTTGACCCAACAATCCTTGAATCACTACCAGATACTATGAAGGTGGTTGTTATCATCAATACTACAAATTTCCTTGATGGCCATGGCGATGTTCATATCCCCGGACTATGGACCAAAAGTTTATCTGAAAATAAAATGATAATGCACATTCAGGAGCATGAGATGGAATTTGAAAAGATTATCTCTGATGGCCAGAACCTGAAAGTCTATACACGCTCATACACCTGGAAGGAATTAGGTTATTCCTACGATGGCGTAACAGAGGGTTTGACCTTTGAATCAACTATCGAAAAGAAGCGCAATGAATTCATGCTGAATCAATACAAAAATGGTTGGGTAAGAAATCATTCTGTTGGCATGTATTACATAAAAGTGGATATGGCTATCAATGACGAAAAGTATCCTAACGAATACGCGGCATGGCAGAAGTATTACCCAATGATTGCCAATGCCGATGTCGCCGATCTGAAAGGCTATTTCTGGTATGTCCTCGAGGCCAAGTGTGTAGAAGGATCCGCTGTCCCAATTGGAAGTAATACTGCCACGCCTACCCTAACCATGGAAGGCATGGAAGGCATCGACTGCGTAACAGTCAAATGCGAAAACTGTGGTTCAGATGTTGTAATTCCGATAGGTGAATCAAGCGCATTTTGTACTAAATGCGGAACACAAAATTCAAAAGAGCCGCCAACGGGCACTCAAAATAAACATGAGCCGGTTTCAACCACTCAACGAGCTGTTGATTACGATTATTTATTAACCCATTTAAAAAATTAAAAATGGACCCGAAAGATGAATTGTTGAAAGAAATCAAGGGTTTGATTGCCGACTCGCAGAAAGAAACTGTGACAGCAAAAGAACTCGATGCAAGAATCGAAGCGATCAACAAAAGTATCGCTGAAAAACTCGATAACGCTGAAATCAAGGCTCTTAAAGAGAGTGTTGATAAGCTTATTGAGGCTACTGTAAGTAACGCCGCTGCTATCAAAGCTATGAATGAAAAACCTGGTGCAAAAAATGCTGAAAAACCAGTATCATTCAAACAGGCTTTGATGGATTCTATTTTGGAAAAAGCGTCTGTTTCCGGTCTTTTGACCGATAAAAATGACGACTATGGTCAACGCAAATCTCTGAAAGAGTTTTTCACTGAAAAGGGAAATCAAACATCTCCGACCTTTACCGTTAAGGTAGCTGTTGACATGCTTGAGAGTTCTATCGTTCAGAGCAACGTTGCTACGGTGCGTTTGACGGAACTTGATCCGCAGAGGGTTGGAATCCCATTGACCCTTTATCCCCACGTTACTGACTGGGTACCTTCTAAGACCATTCAGAAACCTTACATGAGTTTGTTGGTTGTGTATAGTTACACTGACGGAGCCGCAACAAAAACTGAAGGTTCTGCTTCTGGCCAGTCAAGTTTCTTGCTGAAGACTGTTGAGTTCAAGTCTTTCTACATCGCAACATTTTTCACGCTGTCTGATGAAACATTGGACGACCTGAATGAGGCAATGGAAGAGCTTGCGGTTACTGCTCCTTCAAAGATCCTGGACAAAGTTGACGGGTATGTCCTCGGCACTGCCGGAGATGACTCCAGTGCTATTGCCGGTCTTTTGACTGCCAATAAGAAAACTGATTTCACTGGCGCATCAACCTACGCTGCCTCTATTAAGGATGCAAATGAGGTTGACGTTTTGGCCACAATGAAACTGCAGTGTGAAGTCAACAAGTACATGCCGGACGTAGTCTTGTTGAATCCTGCTTACATCAGCAAGCTCGGAGCCAAAAAAGATGAGCTAAACAACTCTATCACTGACCGCAGGGTTGTATTCTCCCTCACTGGTGAGCCTACAATGGTTTGTGGTATGAAGGTTATCAAGAGTACTGCCATTGCCTCAGGAGCCGCAGTTGTCCTTGATTCCAAACAGCTGATGATCGGTAAACGTAAGGATATGACCATGGAGATTCTGTACAATGGTACGGATGCAACTGAAGGTCAGAAAACTGTTGTCATCAAAGTCCGTTTAGCCTTTGGCGTCCGCGATGCTGCCGCAGTTATCTATGCTTCGAATGTTGATCAGTCAATCACCGATATTACTGTCAATTAATCATGAAAAAGGTACTTTTACTTTTGTCATTGATTTTTATAGTAATTATCAGTGACGCGGCAAACAGGACAGGAGCAATCCGGCCAGGTGATACGATGTTAAGTCAGCCAATGACTTTTGATGCGAGTGATACCATCGTTACTAGCGGAACTTATACTATTACGATTTCAAATCCTCAGAAGTATATCCAGAATCAGACTTTTACTTCAACAGTAGCTACTGTGTCGGGAAGTCCCTCTGTGACTATTACCGCCTATGGTAAAACAACTTCCGGGGGTAGCTGGGTACAAATTGGAAGTCCTGTAACTTGGACAAGTTCCTCTAATAACCCTATTGAAATCTCATCCGCTACTCAGGTAAACTACAATTATTTAAAGCTTGCTTATGTCTGCTCAGGTGCAACACAAAAGGTTAAGGTAACTGCCTTTGACGTGCGAACTGCTAATTTGACCTATACAATGCCGGGGATGTCCTCTGTTACATGGGCGAAAGGAGGGGCAGTTGTTTCAGCAACTACAGGTACCGACGCGGCATGTACAAGCGGAGGTAGGTTCTGGTCTGAATTAGGCGTAGGAAATACCGTTACCCTGACTGGCGTAGCTTTCTTGGTTGGGTCAGTTGGGGGTACAGACTCAGTCGTGGTTCAGTTGTGTAATTCGTCTGGTGTTCAGGTAGCAACAAGTAAGTTAACCGGGGCGCATCATGGGGCTTTGATAGGCACTGCGGCACAATTTCAAAGCGTTCCATTCAGTTCTACTTATACTGCTGCTCCGGGTAAATACTATGTTGTTTTGCAATTTAGTGGTACTACGGCAAAGTTCAGAACGTATCCTATTCCTGGGTCTAAGTTTATTGCAAATACAGCGACCGGAACATGGGATACAAAATCAGATATTACTCCTGGAACAACCTTTGTGGCGGATAAAGGGCCAATACTTATGGCTTATTAGCTATGGAAGCTATATCCAAAAAGTCTGGAAAGAAGTTTACTGGAAATGTTGCAACCCTGATGATACGCATTGGGGTTGCAACTCCGGTTGACGAAGAGATTCCGGAAGTACCGGACGCAGTTGAAGTGCCAAAATCTGAAAGCGATGATGTTAATCAGGTGACTGCTGAAACAGAAGTACCTGATACAACTGAAACGAAAGAGGAGGTGATTGAAACTGAAGTACCGGAAGTACCGGACGCAGTTGAAAAACTGACAGAGGAAATCCAATCAGAAAATCAAAGTGATTCTGCACTTGTGATCAAACCTGAAAAGCAAAAAAGAAAGTAAAAAAGTAAGCCATGCTGATCGTTACATCATATTTCACCGGGGAAATAGCTATTCCAAACGTCAGAGAAAATGCCAATGCCTTGAATCAGGCAATCGAGCAATATGAAAAAGAAATCCTTATTCAGCTTCTCGGTTACAAACTGTATTCATTGATGGTTGCTGACCTGGTAAACGGCGAACCACAAAGTCAGATATTCATTGATCTGGTCAATGGTGCTGAATTTACCCATGTGATTCATGGTGAATCGATGCTAATGAAATGGGAAGGGCTTAAAAATGATGCATGCCAGTCCCTATTGGCCTACTACACGTTTTATCAGTTCGTTCAAAGGGAGGTTACTCATCTTTCCGGCAGCGGGGTTATTGTAACTCCAACCGGGCAGGGCACAAGGGCCTCATCCATGAATAAACTGTGCAACGCCTGGGAGCGCATGCGGACACTCTATGGCAAGGTTCCACCAACGTTTAAGCAATTCTTTGCGCATCCGGTGAAAGGGTCCAATCTGCCTTGTGTGTTCAATTATGACCCTTCTGCTTACAACTTTCTGTTTGCCAATAAAGCCAACTATCCTGACTGGATCTTCACACCGCAATGGAATACTAATGCCTTCTGTATATGAACACCCAATTCAATGACTTCCCTCAAATCTTCAAGGAGATGGTTGACATGGCCAAAAATGAATTTGGCTCTGTCTTCCCTCTGTTTGAGTATGGCACCTATTTTGAGTTAATGCAGAAATGCACCATTCGAGACAATAACCAGGAGGATAAGTACCCATTGCTTTGGCTAGTTTGGGACCAGAATGAAAATAAAATGAACTGGATCGATCCGTATATCTATACCATTTCTCCCAGAATCTTCATCTGCGCTTATGCCAAGTTGGATGATTCTACGGAAGACAGGTATGAAAACACGATTAAACCGGTACTATTTCCAATTTTCAATCTGATCGCCGATTGGATCCAGCATCATCCGAATATTTGCTATCAGGACAATTTCAATTACGACGTGAAGGACCACCCGTTTTGGCTTAATAATGCAGCCGGAAACTTCGACACTCTTTCGGCTATCGAAATTCAGTTCCAAAATTTAACAATCTATAAAGATTAAGAATATGACTACCTGGAAAAATCAAGGTAACGGTGATGCCAAAAGCTTCCTGAAGGATGTTAAAGGCTTGATCGTTGTCACCAAGAACACCACTCAGACCGTTGCGGCGGCCAAAACCCTTGCGGGATGGCAGACGATTATCAATCCGGCTACTACCGGAGCGATCAAAGCGACTTACATAGACTTCGAAAGAGGGTTTGAATTACAGACACCTAAACCTGAGATGGCTACATCCAATACCGGATTCAAGGAAAAGACGAAAGACTTTCCCCCTGAATTTACCGGATACGGAAACATGTCCTATGATGATTACAAAACGTGGTTTGCCGCTGATGGTAAGGAATTTGATTTTGTTCCTGTTATGCAGGACGGGAAGATCCTTGCTCCGACAACTACGGCTGGACTTCAGATCGGATTTTTCGGACGGCTGTTCGTTAATTACGATTTGCCAAAAGCCGGAGGGGCCGAGAAGCAAAAGGCCCACGAATTCACCATTATGTTTGACGACGTGGATCAGATGAAATCCGCACTCCCACTAAAGACTGATTTCTCTCGCAGGGAGCTGGCTTCTGTTGTACCGGTTGGTATCAATATCGAAATCGTTACCCCGTATGAAATTACTGGGGGTACTGTTGTCGTAAAAGCTACCAAACGTGCGACAAGTGAGCCTTACAATGGACTTGGCACAACTGCAAACTGGGAAGTTGTTTCACTCAGTGCTGATACCGGAGGTGCTTGCACCGCTATTTCTGCCACTCAGTCTGCTTTGGGTATTTATACCCTGACCTTTCTGAACACTGCAGCCAAAATGACCGGAGCATTCGAGATCCAGGCCAATTCCGTTGCCGCTTCTCACATTACCTATCTCTCCAACGTCATTAACGTTGTCACGCCGTGAAATTTGGCAATATAGATGTAGACGAGACGCTCGATTGGGCTAAATGGGAGTGGGAAGAGTTTCTTTCCTTCTACGAGATTAGCCTGAAAGAGATCAAGGAGGCTCCGGAAGAGATCGCAAAGATCCTCGGAGTGAAGGTTCCTGAGAAGAAACCCAAAAAAGCAGAAGCGTAATTTAAAATAAGGGGGGATTTGTTTGATCATTTCCCCCTCTTTTTTGAAAAGAAGATGGCAAAAGTAAGAGAGAATGAAGAGGGCGGGTATCATTTCGAATTTAATTGTCCGGGATGTGGATACGTCCATGGATTTTATACCAAACGAGAAGGATGGAATGGCCCAACTTGGCTTTTCAACGGTAATCTTGAATATCCTACCGTAAGCCCTTCTATTTTGATGACTACGAGTCAGTCAGGAGCTCCATATATCTGCCATTCATTCATTACCTGCGGAATTATCCAGTTTCTTGGTGACTGTACTCATAAGCTTTCCGGGCAAACAATTGAACTTCCTGAAATCGAATAAAGATGACAAGGATCCTGGACATACAAAGAAAGTCAAACCAGTATTTGAATTCATTCAATGAAAGGGCTATCAATGCCATTGAGTCAAATGGTGACTTGATGGTAAATATGAACAGGCGACAGATGCTTTCCTCCTTGGATGCCGATGAACGGCCATTGATTAACAAACGAACAGGATCGGCAAGGCTTTCAGCTGCCTATGCAAAAAGAACAGGTAAAAGCACTCCAAATTTATTCTTAAGAGGGGATTTTCAATTTGCGATGTTCTTTACTATGCCAACTATTAAGGATTACATCATCACTTCTGATAATGATTTGGTTAAATACTTGCCGGTGAATTATGGGAAGATATTTGGAGTATCTCCGACCAACCAGCCAAAGGTGCAGGAGATCAACAATAAAGCAATTATAGATGACTACTTAAATTCTGTATTCAGATGATCAAAGCGTTTCATGATATTACCATTTCCGATGTGATCCTACTGGATGCCACAAAATCAGCCAAATCACTGAAAAAGTATTGGTTTGTGCCGTTGTGGATGATTAGGAAAGTAGAACTTGAAGACCTAACAAAACAGATTTTTGATGCAATTGGAGGCGATACGGTGCAGGATATTTCTTATGACTTTGACAAGTTATCAGCATATCGAAAATTACAGATTTACGAGGCTCTGCATAAGGCCTTGTTAATTGAAATTAGTTTGAAAAATAGAATCAATGCCTGGAAGTTAATATTGAATAAAACCTTTTCAGAATCCAAAAATCTTGAAGATGTTATTGCCAAAGTTAAGGAGTATACCGGAATTGAGATCAATAACCCTCGCGACCTTAGAACCTTTGAGGATTATATCCAACATAGAGCCGACAAGTACAAAGAGATGTTTCCGGAAAAGGAAATTGAAGGAAAAACCGAAGTGAGCCTAACAAAGGTACTTTATTCTGTATTCAACTTTTTGGGGGAACCCTTCAAAGAAGATACGCGGCTAATAACCTTCGTTGAGATGAAACAGATGGCAGAGGATAAGATAAGACAATCAAAACAACAAAGCGATGGCCAATTCGAATGAAATAGCTCAGATAGATCAGATAAATAAAGGTCTGACAGATCTTAATGCGACGCTGAATACTACTGCTTCAAGTTATTTGAAGTTGGTCAAAACGATTGAGGACGGGAACAAGGTCATTAAGAATAGCGCACAGACAACGGAAGAACTGGAACGCGCCAAGAAGAAGACAGCCGATACAAGCAAGGAGCTAGATGCTCTTGGAAAACAGTTAGCGGCTAGTGAAGCTAAATTAAAACAGACCGAGGATGAAAGGCTAAAAACCATCATTCAGAACCGCATTGCAACAGAGGAAGCCACCAAAGCAATTAAAGATAAAATCAAATCAGAGGAAGCAGCTGAGGGATCTTTGGTTCGCATGAGACAAGAATTGTCAAGATTAACGAAAGAGTATGACCAATCAGCCGTCAGGACAAAAGAAGCAGCCAATCAGATAAACAATCTAAGCAAGAAAATTGAAGAGGCTGAAAAAGCTACCAATAGACACCAGCGAGGAGTAGGAGGGTACAAGGAAGCTATAAAGGATACGGCCAAAGAATTCTTAGGATTCACAGGGGCCGTGGGAATTGCAATTGTAGTCGTGGATAAACTTAAAGAGGCTTTTGCAGAAACTGAGGCTGGGGTTAGATTTTTCAAAAGGATAGGAGAGGCTTCAACTACTTTCTTTCAAAATATGCTTTCCGGAAATACTCAATTGATGGGTGTAAATGCATTGATTTCAGCTGATGTAGGTAAACGATTGGATGATCTTCGTATTGAAGAACGGCAAGAACAAATAAAAGTTGCCGGATTAAATACCGAAGTAAAAATGCTAAGACTAAAAGCGGTCACAACAAAGGACTTGACTGAGCAATTGGCGATATATAAAGAGGCAGATGCTAAAGAAAATGAATCGATAGCTATCAGAAAAGAACATCTGACAAAAGAAATTGAACTGCTCACCGAGTTGAGCCTTGTTAGACCGAAGGATACAAAATTACTCGATGAACTGAGTCAGAAGAAAGTTGAAATAATTACCCTGGAAGGTGATAAAAATCTTCGTATTCAAACCAAGATTGCTGCCGATCAAGAAAAGATTGAAAAGAAAAAAGAGGATGACGCTAAAGCAGCAACAGAAGCTGAAAAGAAAAGATTTGAATCAAAAGTATTGGCTTTTGAGTTGGTAGGTAAAAAAGAAGTGGAGACAATCAATGAGAGCCATATTAAAGGTTTGACAAGCGATGCAGAATACAAAGGTCAGTTAGTCGAGCAGGAAATGTCCTTCCTGACACGTAAGCAGGCACTTTATAAAGCCGATTCAAAAGAGTATGCAGACTTAGAGCTCGCAAAACAGGAACTGACTATCAAGGGTATTGACGATAAAAAGAAAGCCTATGATGATACAGCTAAATGGCAGAAACAAGCCGATGAAGATGCTTTTGCATCACTTGAAAAGCAATTGCAAGATCAGGAGAGCTTTGCAGAGAAAACCAAAAAGGAACAAGATCAGATTAATGCTGAAAAGTTAAAGGCAGAAGAAAAACTTGCAGAAAAGAAAAAGGAGTTGAAACAAAAGGAGCATGAACTTGAGCTTCAACTTGCCAGAACGGCTTTGGATGGAATCTTTAATTTGAATAAACAAAAATTAGATGCTCAACTCTCAGATCTCGAGAAAGAAAAGGAAGCCAAACTATCCAATACAAATCTGACTGCGGCTCAGAAAGCCAATATCGAGAAAGAGTATGCTAAAAAAGAAGCAGAGGTCAAGACCAAGCAAGCCCATAATGATAGGCTTAAAGCCATGTTTGATATTGCCATTAATACGGCTGTCGGAATAGTTAAGGCTTCTCCTAATCTCGTTCTGATGGCATTAACCGCAGCTGTAGGGGCTATGCAAGAGGCATTTGTAATAGCTCAACCTATTCCAAAATTCGCCAAAGGAACAAATAGCGCACCAGAACGCGGTTTATTCGGTGAGGCCGGTCGTGAATTAATGCTACTCCGTGATAATTCAGTGATGTTAGCCGATAAACCGACCTATTTTGAAGGAGGCAGATTCAAGGGGGCAAAGATTTACAGCAATCCGGAAACAGAGCGCATGATAGGGATGGCAGACAGACGCATTTCAGGGCAATCAATCAACGATGAAAGGATCCTTGCAGGACTTGAAAAGCTTAACACTACAATTCTGTCAAAACCTGTTGCTATCTACGATAATGATCATAGGGCTATTGGGCTGGCCACAAGTCGTCATCAGGAAATTTATCTTAACCGTCTAACAAGAAATCAGTCATGACCTGGCCACAAGATATACAATCGGCAACCCCTGCAAAATATCTGTTCAAATTGATCAGTGCAACGGAAACGATCCTCTGTGATCCGGAGCCGCTTGAATGGGCTTCAGGTGAACTTACCATCAAGCGCGATCTTGATGCAGGGGGAGTGTTCTCTTCCTTCCAACTTGACTCCCTGACCTTCGTCGGAAATGGCGCCGAGATGCTTAGAAAATTATTTGAGGCCTATGAGTTGAACGCCTCCTGCACGCTTGTGATTGGATGGTGGAAAGGATTAATTAGGGACTATGTAGAATTCCCTGTAAGGTTTGATATCAACTTTGCTTTTTACGAGGTTGTAAATGTCGGAACTGCAGCATTCGGGATTAAGATAAAGGCCATCAATAGCAGCACGCAAACCAAATTAGACAATCGTCAGGATGTTGATGTGGATCTGATGAAGCTTACCTCTATCGGAGGAGTAAAGTTTACTGACTATTCACAATTGAAAAAAGAACTGTATTACGCCGCTACAAACGTCAGTTATAAAGCTGAATTGAATGGAGCAAAGGGAAATTTCGGGCTGAATCATCTCTATCATAAGGTCAGTTATTCTTCTTTCCCGTTTGAGGTAAAAACAAATGATTTTACAGACGAAATAAAATCTACCGGCTTTATCAATAACACGATATATACGGCAAACGTGCCCTCTTTTTTTAAGGAGGCGAAGTTTGATCATGACTTGGATATTCATTACGATATAGCCATTAAGGTAACAAATCGGTATGTTGGGTCATTCCCCTGGAGAGTTCAAATCTTGGAAACTCTTTCCAACGGAGATATCAACACACTTTATGATATCGCCGGATTCGGAGGAACCGTAATGACGTACGGAATTTCGGGGGATATCAGTGTTCATATCGCCAAAGGAAACGATCTGAAGTTTGTGATCAGGTCTGAGGGTATTGATTCATCCTACATGGCTTTTTTAGTTTACAATGATATTACAGTTACTGAACAAGTAGCCAATGCCCCGGCAACGCTAACTGAAGGATTTCCGCTATATGAAGCGCTTGAAAGGACCTGTCAGCATATGCTGGATACGCAATATCCGATTTATTCAGAATTCTTTGGCAGAGTAGACGTAGCATATGATCCATTTGGAAATAAGTACGTTTCTGAAAATCAATTTCGGTTTGCGCATATCCAATCGGGCATGAACCAACGTGGCATTAGCCTTGACAATCCTGATAGCCCTTTGGCGCTTAACTTTAAAAAGCTATTCGCTGCGATTAAGTCTCTATATAATGTTGGCTATTCCTTTGAGGTAGTTTCCGGAACTGTACGTGTCAGAATTGAGGAGTATGCGCATTTCTTTCAAAGCCTTGAGGCCTTGAACATCTCAGACAGGCTAAGCAGATACGATATTCAGTCTCAGGTCATGCCCGAACTTGTTCCGGTTGATATAAAAAGCGGTTTTGACTCTTTTGAATATCTGACGATAAACGGCAGGGCTGAACCCAATACTACCAACCAACGCACAAGTATCATGAACACGGCCACGAAGTTTGAAGCCATCTCTCCGCTTCGCGGGGATACGAAAGGGATAAGCGTGAATCTATCAAATCCGGTTGACAATTCGTTGGGGAGCACAGATACCAAGAGTGACAGTGCGATATTCATAGTTAAAACGCAAAGGGATTCAGAACATCAATGGAAACCGGAAAAGGGAGAGAATATTTCCATCGTGGGCGATACGAGCCTTTTTAAGAATGATCTATTAAACAGGTATTTCACTCCAACCCGAATGCTCCTACGGCATGGTAACAGGCTGAAAGCCGGGATGACGAAGTTCCTTGACGGCGTTCTTACCTTTCAGACGAGTGATAAGAACTGTTCCCTAATCACCTCGGATGACGGAGGAGTCACCGCGCTTGCAGAAAATGGGGATATCCCGGTATCGTCACTCTCCGACCCGATCTATAAACCGATGAAGCACACTGTAAACTGTGTATTCACATTTTCCGATCTGGAGGCCATTCAAGCCAACCCATTTGGATACATCACCTTTTCAGACACTGTAAAAGGATATTTACTCAGTTTGAAGAAGAAAAACAACGAGGACAAAGCCGAAATTATCATCATTGAAAAATACGAGCCATGATAGCAAGTTCAATTTTAAACAGTATTTCTTTCAAAAACTTATCAGGAAGTTTTCCAAATATGTGGAATACTCTCCATGCTGATCGAAGGCAGGGCAATGCCCGGATCATCCCCTATGCGCAGAAATTCCAGAAGGATCATGTAGTTTACCTCCAGTTCATGTCGGATATACCTGATACAATAACGCTGAAATCATATTATGGCACCGTACAGGTAGAGTCATTCACGGTTGCTTATGCAAGCCATTACGGAACTACAAATAACAGGTATTTCACCAATTTCACGATAACCCTTGGTGCAAGTTATTACGACAAACAGATCACATTTAAGGCTGCTCAGGGAGCCAATACGCTTGTCAGCGAGCCGGTCTTTATAACCGATCTGGCGTATCTGATCGGTAAAGGCCTGATGAAGTACGTCAAGTACACCAACCTGAATAGAATTGAAGCTGATCTCGATGATCGTATGATCGACTGGTCTGTATTGCCATCAACGGGAAACTATCTTGACTTCTACATAGAGGCCTTAGACTCTGATCCAAATGATACGGACAAATCAGAGGTACTTGAGGGGTCGCAAAGTCAGACTATCATTTCTTCCGTTTTCTACTCCGGAAGGGTTTTAAAGACCGGCCCCATTCCGGATTACATAGCCACAAAGCTAGGGATGATCAGCAACCTGGATATTTTCACGATCAACGATCTGCAGTACATAAAATCGGGTGAAATCACCCAGTCTGCCTTCGCCGGAAGCACACTCTACCAGGCAGAGCTTAAACTAACACAGAAAAATGCTATTGGAATCAATGTTGATTCACTTGGCATCAGCGCCGGAGTAAGCGTTCCCATATCGGGAACCCCAATGTATATCGGATCTGTCACTGGTGTAACCCCTACGGAAACAGATGTAAAGGTCATAACTTCTATTTCGGCGGTTAAGACCAATCAGGCAAAGACGTACACGATATCAGGCGCTCGTTTCTGTTTTGCCTATCCGGCGAGCTTTGGTAGTCTGGTTAGCATTTTGGACAACATTGGCGATGAAATCCTCTCAGGATTTAACGTCCAAACGCTCAATTTCACCATCTCGGGAAGCGCTGTTTCATATAAAATTTATACCCTGAAATCATCTGTAATAGTTAGTTCATACACAGTAACTTTTAAATTTTCTTAATCATGGCAACAGGAACGCCCAAAGCAATCGGATTTCTTATGGCTTCACAGAGGCCACTTGACGAGCATTATCTTAATGAGGGAGCTGATTGGGCCGATGTAGCAACCGCATTGGCCGGAATTCCATCCGGATCACGTAGTTCAGGGAAGTTAGTAATGATAGCCGGAGCTCTGTACAAGTTTAAAGCCAATCTTACTGAATTGGAATTGGCCAACGCGCAGACAACTTTAGCCTCCGGGATAACCATTGCCGATGCCGGGGGTCTTTATGGATCCAGCAATGTGGAGGATGCCCTCGCGGAGGTAAAGACTCAGGCGGATACCCTGCAAACAGCCATTGAAAATATCGCATCAGGTGGAAGCATTGCCACCATTATGCTTCCGGCAGGATCCTTGGCCGCTAAAGTTGCAGGGGCTGTATCAGGAACTGATTACCCTACCGGATGGACGCTAGCAGTGGATAGCAGCGTAAATTTATCCATTACCCATGGCTTAACCGGAAAGAAGGTAGCTGGAATAAACGTATTTGAAATATCCGGTTCGGACGAAAGGATGCTCCCTCCATTCGCAGAAGCTTATAGTGGGGTAGTGGGTAACGGATTAAATGTAAAAATTGAAGGATTTGCACCTACAACTTTAGCTGTTCGTATCGAAATTTTTTTTAACTTATAGATATGAGCATCGCGACTAAATATAACCCCGTTGTAGCCTGGAGGACCATTGCCAAGGACGTCTTCCAATTGACGCGTGAAACGACGCTTTTGCCGGCTACTTACCGGATGACTGTCGGAGTTATTGACAGCACAAATCCGGGGGCTGGGCAGAAAGGAATCGGTTATTTTTTAGCTGACTATATGGGCGTTCCTTACTCAATAATTGCGGTAAATACCAACTCCATAGACGTTCAGGATGATTTTAGAATTGGACGTTGCCCGACAAGTGGAAAGATGGCAATCGTTTATCAATCGGTTTTCGGGGGCAGAGCCTTGTTCCTGGGTCCTGAAGATTTTCAGTTCCTGCATCCCCTTGCGCTATCAAATTCACAACGTTTCTTGACTGCCCTACTTTGGGCCAATGATCCAAATGCGAAAAAGGTGCCATTCACCTCGCAGGACACGCCGACGATCAGCACCTACCAGGCAGATCAGACGGACCCGGAGGATGGTACAAAGACGATCAACTTTGCATCTGATTTTGGCGAGAATCCGCTCGTCAGGTTGATTATTAATGTAGACTCAAACAATCAATATCAGCGCCAGCAAACTCCCTTGTTTACCTATTCTGCCGGCAAGCTTGATACTATTCGTTTCGAACTTGGAGAATCATTATCAGGATATTTTTTAATCAGTAAGGCATGAAAAATTTATTTATAATCATATTTATTTTTTCTGTTTTTTCATCAATGGGGCAATACAACCGCCCAATCGGAACAAATATCAAGACCTTATCGGCCTTTGCTTTTTATTACAATACGAACGATTCAACTATTGGAATGTTCAAGGGGAATACTTACCTGAACAACTATTTTTGGAGCAAGCAAGACACTTTAAAACTAAAATCATTAGCCACTCTTTACCGATTGTCAAAGTACGTTGCATTGAAAGATACAACCGTAAATCTAAAGGGATATACTTCGTTTTATAAAGGCTCTTTGATGAAACTAAAATCTGACAGTACAACAAATTCTGGATATGCTACAAGATATCAGGTTACTGGCCTTTCTCGTTTAGCAATAAGTCTTACTACATCGGGCACTTCTGGTGCTGCAACCTATAGCAACTCAACAGGAGTTTTAAATATTCCAAATCTATCATTACCAACGGTGAACAATGCTACTCTTACCTTGGCTGTAAGTGGAACCGGCCTGAGCGGAGCGCAATCATTTACTGCTAATCAAAGCACGAATGCAACATTTACGGTCACTTCCAACGCAACCACTTCAAACAGCGCTGGAACCATCGTCGCCCGTGACGGATCGGGATATGTGGCACTAACCGGAACATTCTGCAGCTCATCGGACAGTACACTGAAACGCAGAATCCAGCCCTTGAGTGAGACCGATTTTAACAACGTATCGAAAATTGACTTTCGAAAATTCGCCTTTAAGTCAGACCAGAAGGACCATACCCATTTCGGGGTGATGGCACAGCAGGTGGAGACGCTGGTGCCTGAGGTAGTGCAAACCAATGAGGTAACCGGAAAAAAAGAGGTCAATTACATTGAGATGCTCGTCCTGGTGGCTGCTCAGCAAAAAGAAGCAATCACCCTGCAAAACCAACTGATCGAGAAACTTGAAAAACGAATATCCGAACTTGAAAGGACAACAAGAAAAAAGAATATCTGGAAATCTCAGCAATGTAAAATATTACTTCCGTGAAAAAATTCATAGTCATAGCATTCATTTTACTATTTGGCAGGTCCTTCGGCCAGCACTTACCTACATCCGGTCTGTGTCTTTCAGATGTTTTAGCAGTTACAGGGGGATCCTGTCTCGCTGATGCTTTTACCTACGCCAATTCAACATATTTTGATCCGGCCTATGCTGTTGCCGGAGGAAATTATTTAGATGATTTCAGAAATTACGGCCCAACTGCTTGTACAAGACCGGGCGGCCTTTATACCGTTACTTTTTATAGTAAAGATAACGGTGTTGTTGTTACAAGTGGTAACGCCTGCGGTACTTGGCGGACATGTACTTCTGACTGTATTTCGGTTGTAGGCCAAACAACAGGTTATGAAGGCGCAGATGTTTATTCGGGCACGGGTACAGATTGCACAAAATTAACTGATGGATATTATGTTGTTGCAAGCGGGGGAGATACTTACACAGCCGTCCATATCGTTAGTGGCGTGTTACATTACGTACCATGTTAAAAATTTAAAGCGATGAGTAAAGATGAAGAAAAAGATATCCACGAAACTCTGAGAGTGATTGTAAAGGAGGAAGTAGGTCCAATTATTAGAATGGTAAAATGGATTCTTGCTTTATTTTCCTCGTTCATTTTTGGGGGAATTATTTTCATTGTAACTATTTCAGTTCGTCAGTCTCAGTGTATTACATCTGAGGAAACGTACAATAATTTTCTTTTAAAATCTGACTATCATCAATATCAAAAGGATGAGCATATCAGCGATATAGAAGCAATACATAACCCGGATAGGGCATCAGATATTTATATGCGCCAGGATGCAAGGGAGTCGGAAAAAATAGAATCAAGTCATAAAAAATAAGGCCATGCCAGCAATAATTGAAGGGATAATAAATTTTAATCGGGTGATCAGGAACGATGTTTTTGATTTTGCTTTTGATCTAAAAACAAATATAGATCTATCTGGTAAGAATATTGTTTGCCAAGTTCGTCTTAACGCAAATGATAAATTACTCCTTGAATTTAAAGAATCTGATGAAAGTCTCAGGGTAGGAGATCCGGTAACAATTGAAGGTACAGACAAAACGCAAAGGACCATTTCCTTGCATATGGATGCAAATAAAATGCTGCTATCGGCTAATGTATATCGTCATGGTTTTATGATTTACTCCAATGCCACAGATAGGCAGGTAATAATTACAGGAGTTTTCAAAGTAGTTGACGAAATCCCTAAAATCTAAGGACATGAATGTAGATGTAATTCAGCAAGAAAATTCAGCGATTGAAATAATTCAAAAGGGAGATACTGGTCTGTCTGCTTATCAGATTGCGGTTTTGCATGGTTACGAAGGCACGGAAGAAGAATACGCAATTGGGGAAACCGAAAGAGTAACCGCGGAAGATTTGCGCGTGACCGCTGAAGGCAATCGGGCATCGGCTGAAACGACTAGAGGTAATAATGAATCGACTCGACAGACAAATGAATTAGGGCGTACTGATGCTGAGACTTCTCGAGTATCGGCTGAAACGACTAGAGGTAATAATGAATCGACTCG